CAACAGAACAAGCAAAAGAAATGCGAAAAAAATAGATGGAAGAAAGATGGCAAGATGAAAACTGGAAAAATAAAATGAAAAAAACACATTAGAAAAAAGTAATGTGTTTAAATACAGGAGAATGTTTTCTATCTATTAATGAAGCTGCTGAATTTTGTAATGTTAGCGCTTCTAGTATTTCTACCTGTTTAAGAGGACGCCAAAAAACAGCAGGTAAACATCCGATAACTCACGAGCGACTAATGTGGCAATATATAAATTAAACTTCTTGAAATTGTAGAACAAGGAAAATACTATTTCTAATCATTGTTGAATCAACCTAATAGAAATATTAGGAGGGAACCAATTATGATAAAGCGAGCTATTACACTTATAACTGTAGTAATCTATCTGATTAGCGTTTGCACTTTTCCAGTAGGCGCAACAGAGATTACAGACACTACAACTTCGGAAGACTACATCCCTTCTGAAACTATTACTTTACACTTATCTGAAACTGAACGAGTAAATACAATGGACTTGCGGGAGTTGCATCAATTGATTGAGGATTGTGAAACTCGTAAGCAAGCAGCGCACGATATGGCTAATTCAGCTAGAACTCTTGGATATGCCGAAGATAATCCAGTGATTGTATTAGCAAGACAAGAATGGCAACAAGCAGATGAAGATTTAAAATATTATCAAGAATTATATGAAGTAGCAAAAGTGAATGAACATTGGAATTATTTATCTAAACAACATCCAGAAGCAGCAACCATATGGAAGTATTTATCTGATTATGGTTATAATGATTATGTTTGCGCGGGCATTTTAGGTAATATAATGTCTGAAGTCGGTGGCAATACCCTAACGCTAGATGTAAATGCTAGTGGGAATGGTTATTATGGTATTTGCCAATGGAATAAGGCTTATAAGAGTAAAGTATGGTATTCAAATTTAGATAAACAGTTAGAATTTTTAACAAAAAGTATTAAAGAAGAATTTGATACTTATGGATATATGTATAAATCAGGATTTAACTATAATAGCTTTAAGAACTTAACTGATGAAAAGGCTGCAGCAAAAGCGTTTGCGTATGTTTATGAACGTTGCGGTTCAAGCACCGTATCTCAAAGACAAGTTAATGCGACAGTAGCCTACAACTACTTTACAAGCTGAAATAGGGAAGGCTCTATGCCTTCCCTTATTTTTTTTTATCTGGAGGAATTATGGGTAGTAATTATCACTACGATTATGGATATGCTTTTTCGTAGCTAAATCCTAAAGAACAAGATAGAGCTAGAAAAAAGCAAATCGAAGAACTGAAAGCGCAACTAAAAGAAATTGATGGCTGGGATAAAGAGAAACTGGACTAGCTCCGGCCGGGGACAAGCGCATTATTCGTCAAACCAAATGAAAAATGCCTTTTAGAAAATTTTAACCAAAAACTTAGTCTCGGTGAAATTCTATTGATAAAGAGACTAGAGGATTAGCTGATTGATTTAATATAAAATATATGGTATAATAAAAATAAAAAGGTAATAAAAATTATGGATTTAATAAAAAGCACAGAAACAAAGACTGATAAAAAAGTTAAAGAATATGGATATGATAGCCTATGTTTAAGATATAAAATTGCACGAGAAGCGCAAGCGAGATATGAAGTTAATAATCAATACCACGGAGATATGGAAAGGTCTATGAAAGCTGCTGAACGAGATATGATAAGATTTTTTCAAATCTTATCTGACTTATTAGACAATCCGAATGAAGGGATAAGATAATGGTTCTTACAAATAAGCAAGAAGAAGGATTAAAAACTATTGTATCCAGATATCGAGCTGGTGAAAAATATACAGTAGTTTCAGGATATGCGGGAACAGGAAAGAGTACCTTAGTAAAATTTGCGGTTGAAGCCTTAGATGTTTCTAGGGACCAAGTCGCATATGCTACTTATACAGGCAAGGCCGCCGAAGTCTTACGCCGCAAAGGCAATGAAGGTGCTATGACATTACATAGACTTTTATATGAGAGCTATCCAAGAGAAGGCGGAGGTTTCTATCGAAAGCCTAAAAAGCGCCTTGAATTTAGTATTATAATTGTCGATGAGGTTTCAATGGTGCCTAAGACTATGATTGAAATGCTGCTCAGTCATAAAGTATATGTTATCTTCTTAGGCGACCCGTTTCAGTTACCGCAAATAGATAAAGAGGAATCTCATACTTTACTTGATAATCCTCATATTTTCCTAGATGAAGTTATGCGGCAAGCGGCTGAATCAGAAATTATTCAAATGACTATGAAGATTCGTAATCAACAACCTATCTCATATCATAATGGTAAAGAGGTTATGGTTATCCCAAAAACTCAACTGGTAGATGGTCATTATGAATGGGCTGACCAAATTATTACTGCTACTAATCAAACTCGCCAAGAGATAAATGAGTTTGTTAGAAAGAAGCATGGATATGAAGGCTTGCCGCAAGAAGGTGAAAGAATGATTTGCCTAAGAAATTATTGGGAAGATTATTCAGATTCAGGTGAAGCCTTAGTTAATGGTACTACTGGAATTGTAAGGTATCCAGAGCCAGGAAAAGTATATATCCCTCGCTGGGTTCAAGTAGAGAATCACGTATTGCGTACTGTTGATTGTGTATTTGAAGCTGAAGGCGGGTCAATATTCTATGACGTAAAAATGGATAGAAACTTGATTGAAATTGGTGATAAATGTGTTGATTGGCGCACATCATATCTATTAGGTAAATTGCGGCCCCGCATAGGGGATATCATACCTAGAGAATTTGACTTTGGCTATGCGATTACCTGTCATAAAAGCCAAGGCTCACAGTGGCCTAAAGTCTTAGTGATAGAAGAATCATTCCCAAGAGATAAAATTGAACACGCTCGTTGGTTATACACAGCCTGCACTCGTCCAGAAGAAAAGTTAGTATTAGTAAGATAAAATTGACATAAGTAGAAAAATATGGTATAATAATTATATAATAAATAAGATGAAAGAGGTATGGCCAATGCGGAAATATTTTGGCGTACATAATCATACACACTACTCCAATCTGCGTCTCCTTGACTGCATCAATCGCCCCAAAGACCTTATCAATACGGCGATTGAGCTAGGTTTAAGTGGCATTGCCATTACAGACCACGAATGTCTTGGAGCGCATATTGAAGCATTAAAAATAGCAGAAGAGGTTCATAAAGAACATCCTGATTTTACAGTAGCACTCGGCAATGAGATTTATCTAACAGATACAAGAGAAATGGGTCAAAAGTATTACCATTTCATTCTCATTGCTAAAGATGCTCTTGGACATAAGGCTTTAAGAGAACTAAGTTCAACAGCTTGGTATTATTCTTATGTTGATAGACGTATGGAACGTGTTCCTACTTTAAAAGATGAACTATTTGAAGTTATGTCTAAATATAAAGGACACGTTATTGCAACATCAGCTTGTCTTGGCGGTGAACTATCTTCTGCAGCTTTGTTATACGCACAAGCTAAAAATGTTAATGATATGACTAATGCCACGATTTATTACAATCAAATTGTGACGTTTATTGACTATTGTTTAAATATTTTTGGAGACGATTTTTATATTGAGTGCGCACCATCTCTGTATAATGACCAGATATTGGTTAATACAGAGTTAATGAATATTGCAAAATTCTATGGTATTAAAATGGTAGTCGGCACAGACGCTCACTATTTGAAGAAAGAAGATAGAACAGTTCATAGAGCATATCTTACTTCTAAGCCAGGAGAAAGAGAAGTTGATGACTTTTATATGTTTAGTCATCTAATGTCTAGTGATGAAGTAAGAGAAGATTTAAATTGTTTCACTGATGAACAAGTTGATTGGCTTTTGGATAATACTTTGGAACTACAAAGTAAAATTACAAATTATTCTTTGTTCCATAAGCAGGATATTCCAAGAGTAGATGTAATTAATTATGAAGTGAATCATACGAATAAAGATTTCCACGAAAAATATCCTAATCTTGCTAGATTATATGAATCTGATGATATTCAGGATAGATACTGGGTTAATCAATGCGCTAAAGCCTTAATTGAAAAAGAATTAAATGGCAAAGAAGAATATATTAATCGACTTGAAGAAGAAGCAAGAGTAAAGTCTATTATTAGTGAAAAACTAGAAACTAATATGTTCCGCTACCCTAATACATTACAGCATTACATTGATTTGATTTGGGAATGCGGTTCAATGGTAGGCGCGGGCAGAGGTTCGTCTTGCGCGGCACTTAATCACTACTTAATGGGTATTACTCAGCTTGACCCCATTGAATGGGATTTACCTTTCTTCAGATATTTAAATGAAGAACGTGTAGAACTTGGCGATATTGACATTGATGTTTGTCCATCTAAGCGTCCTTTAATTCTACAAAAAATTAGAGAAGAGAGAGGCCAAATGTTAACTCCAGATGATTGTGACTGTTTGGAGTGGTCTAAGAGTAATCTAGGTTGTACATTAGTTGCTACTTTCGGGACAGAAGGAACTAAAAGTGCAATTTTAACTGCGTGCAGAGGTTATCGTAGTGAAGAGTATCCAGAGGGTATTGATGTTGATGAAGCACAATATATGGCATCTTTAATTCCTCAAGAGAGAGGTTTCTTATGGCCTATTAAAGATGTAGTCAAAGGTAATCCTGATAAAAATAGAAAACCCATTACAACCTTTATTAAAGAGGTTGAAAATTATCCTGGATTGTTAGATATTATTGTAGCTATTGAAGGACTTATCAATAAACGTTCTTCTCACGCTTCTGGTATTATTTTATTTGATGGCGACCCATTTGAGCATAGTGCATTTATGAAAACTCCAAAAGGTGAATTGATTACTCAATTTGACTTACACGATGCTGAATATATGGGTTTAACTAAGTACGACTTCCTGGTGACAGAAGTTCAAGATAAGTTAGTTCAAACCATTGAATTATTACAAGCTGATGGTGAAATTGAAAAAGATTTATCTCTAAGAGAGATTTACAATAAATATTTACACCCTAATGTTTTACCTATTGAGGATACAACAATTTGGGATGCACTCGGTAATGCATCTGTTATCAATACATTCCAATTTGAAACTCCAATAGGAGTACAAACAGTTAAAAAATTAAAGCCTCGTAGCATCCTAGAATTAACTGATGCAAATGGTTTGATGCGGTTGATGGGTGAAGAAGGCGAAGAGCGCCCCATTGATAAATATTATAGATTTAAGCAAGATATAAGTCTATGGTATAAAGAGATGGATAATTTTGGCTTAACCAAAGAAGAGGAAAAAACATTAGAGCCTTACTTCTTATCTTCTTATGGCGTGCCGCCCAGCCAAGAGCAATTAATGAAAATGTTGATGGATGAAAATATTTGTCATTTTACTCTTGGAGAAGCTAATGCCGCAAGAAAAGTTGTCGGTAAAAAGCAAATGTCTAAAATCCCAGAATTGCACGAAAAGGTATTAAACCAGGCTGCGTCAAATAAACTGGGCCAATATGTATGGAAATGCGGCGTCGGCCCTCAGATGGGATATAGTTTTAGCGTTGTGTGAAATGGCGCTTACACACTTAACCGATTCATCATCGGGGTAATTAATTTATAATTGATTCTGGTAAAATCAAAAATTAATTGCTAACGAGGGTAAAATCTCGTGACAAATCAGTTTAAAAGAGTTATTAAAATTTTCAAATATTCATGAAAGGAGGCAAAACCTATGCCTTATATATATAAATATACTAATAAGATAAATGGAAAAATTTATGTCGGACAAACTAATAATTTACAAAAAAGATTTAGTGGGCATAAAAGTGAAGCATTCAATCCTAAAGCAAATGGTTATAATTTACCTATTCATGCAGCTATTAGAAAATATGGTTTAGAAAATTTTACTTTTGAAGTTTTAGAAGAAATCGCAGAAGGAGAATCTCAAAGATTTATAGATGATAGAGAGATTTATTTTATTGGATATTATCATTCTTTAATAACTGAAAATGGATATAATTTAACTATAGGCGGAGAGGGATGTCCTAAACCTCCTCTCACTTATGAACAAAAGCTTCAACGGTCAAAGTTATTTACTGGAGAAGAAATTCAAGATATCCAAAGAAGATTAATGAATGATGAAGAGTATGATGATATTGAAAAGATTTATGCTCCAAATCTAAAAAGAACATTTTTAGTAAATATAAATACAGGAGCAAATTTTTATAATCCAAAATTTTCTTATCCATTAAAGAAAAATGCAAAAAGTAAATTTTCTCAAAAAGAAATTCGAGAAATAAAAAAACAAATAAAATCTGGTATAAAATATGCTGATATTCAAAAACAATTTAATATCAAAAGCGCAGGATTTTTGTCAATGATAAACACAGGAAAATATTTTTACAGTGATGAAGATACTTACCCATTATGTAATAAAGGATGTAGAAAAGAAGATAATGAAATTTGGGTAAATGGAATCATTCAAGATATATTAGAGACTAATTTAACTCTTCATCAAATAGCGACAAAATGGAATAAAAGCTACTCTACTGTAAAAAATATTAATGCTGGCCGTTCTCATAAGAAAGAAAATTTAAATTATCCTTTAAGAGTAAAATAAAATAAACCTTTTAAACTTGAAATGTTGTATCGACTATCCCTGGTTAGACGGGGAGTACTGGAACTATTGATACGTTCTGGGAAATAGTGTGCGGTCAAAAAGTCTTACCAACTTTACTACAACGACCGTAAAAAATAGTCAGTTATTTAAAAATAATGCATTCATTCGCTCGCATATTCATTTATTGGTGTTCAAACATTATATATTGCAACTCATTGGAATCCTATTTATTGGGATACAGCTTGCTTAATTGTTAATAGTGGTTCACTAGAAGATAACAGTGAAGAAGAAGTTGTGGATATCTTTGAGCCAGAGGGTGATGACTTAGCTAATGGCGTGACATTTGAAGACGCACCAGATAAAAAGAGCAAAGTCCGCAAAACCGCAAGCACTGATTATGGTAAGATTGCAAAAGCTATGGGTGAAATTATGTCTGCTGGAATTAATGTAAGTCTGGTAGATATTAACCGTTCTGATTTTGGTTTTAAGCCTGATGTTGAGCATAACCAAATTCTTTATGGTATGAAAGGTATGTTGAATGTAAGTGATAGTACAGTAAATGATATTATCGCCAATAGACCT